CTTTGCCGACGGTAAAGTTAAAGGCAAAAGTCGCCCGGGCAGGGTCAAGAAGGCCGGGGTTCCATCCGGTGCAAGTATCAGTAGATTACGACAAATTGCTAAAACTTCTTCAGGCGAAAAAGCTAAAATGGCACACTGGATGGCCAATATGAAATCAGGCAAAAAGAAGAATAAATAAAAGCGTAGTTCGCGGAGCGGGAACTCCCAACTACTCTATTGCTAAGATGGAGCAACAGCATGAATATTTATTATGTCTATCAATATATCCGCGAGGATCAGACGCCTTACTATATAGGTAAAGGTTGCGGTCGCAGAGCATATAAACCTCACAAAAGAACAAACGGGCAAAGTTTAATACCGAGAGATCGTTCTAGAATACAAGTTATAAAAGAAGAACTTACAGAACAAGAAGCATGGGACTTAGAAGAAGCACTTATACTAAAATACGGCAAGATTAAAGACGGTGGAATACTTGTTAATATTCGCACCGGACAAACCGGCGGACAAACTGTAACTTCTGAAGAAAGATTAGGAAAAAACAATCCTATGTATAAACAGGATTATGTTACACCGTGGGGAATATTTGAAAGTAGTAGACTGGCAGCAAAGGCTTGTCCGAAATACATATCAGATGTTACGATACTAAACTTCTGCCAAAAGAAAAACACCGCGCCCATTAGTTATCTAAGTGTGTGTCGCAGTAAAGGATGGCTAAGCGTAGAACACATCGGTAAGACCCCTAAGGAGTTAGGATTTTCGATAAATAATATATCATGAAGATAAGAGATATTTTGGAATCCGCTACTGCTGGTGCTACTAGTTCGGCAAATATTGCCACAGTAGCTAATCCCCATATTAGTCCAGGCAAAGCTCGTGGTAAAAAGAGCTACATAGGATCTCCTGGTAAATCTGGAACAAAATCTCCTCCGCAGCCTAAACCGGCCAACATGACTGGAAAAAACGCATTAGATATGAAGACCAGCTTGTTCGGTGAAGGCAATGCAATCAAGAGATAAATACATTATAAACCTTTAGGGAATCGTAACATGGACTTCAAATCGTTAATCAGCAAAATCAGTGAGTTAGACGACAAAATCACTGCTGTCGCTGCTCCGGAACTGCCAAAAACTGTTAAATTAAACGAAGACGCAGAACTTCGTGTATTAGCCGGTACTTCAAGTATTCTTGAAGAAGCTAAGAAAATGAAAAAAGATGAAAAGAAGATGGAAGAAAAGACTGAAGAAGGTCTTGATATGAATCTTCTAAAGGCTGCGCAAAAAGGACAAGAAGGTAAGCCCATCGGCAAACCAGATCCAGAAAGCGATAAAAACGTCAAGAAAAAGTATGGCTACAGAATGGACGGCGAGCCTGCTGAGCGTGATGACGATCCTACCAAACAAGAGCGTCGTGGTCGCAAGCGCAAGAACGAAGATGTAGAGCTTGACACAGAAAAGTTTAAAGCTAAGTTTTCCAAAATGGTAGAAGCTAAGAAAGAAAAAATGTCTAAGAAAGATAAGAAGATGGATGAAGGTTCCAAACCCGATTTCTTAGATGTTGACAAAGATGGTGATAAGAAAGAGCCAATGAAGAAGGCTTCCAAAGAAGCAGACAAAGGCGAGGACAAGAAAGAAACTAAAGGTCTTTCTGCCAAGCAGAAGAAACTTCCTCCCGGACTACAGAAAGCTATCGCCAAGAAAAAAGGTACATCTGAAAGCGTAAAGACCGCTAAGAAAGTTGTCGCTGAATCAGTCGAAACAAAGTTAACACTCAAGGACATGTTAAAGATTGTTCGTGAGAGTGGCGGTCAACAGCAGATCGATCCCGTAGATCAGACATTATGGTCTTGGGCTAATCGTGTAGCAGCCAGCAAAGTTCAAGAAAGCCAGAAAGCAGAAATTTTCGCTGCTATGATCTATGAGCGCAATGGCGGACGTTTTGAGATGTATGACGTTCTAGCAGAAGATCAAAAGTAATTTAGCCAAACGCTAACTAAAAGCCAGTCATCCATTGACTGGCTTTTTTTATGGCTATATAATAGTCCTATCACAGGAGAATTTATATGGCAAAAATGTATGGTCCCGAAGAGAAAGCCAAGCTCGAAAGATTGATCAACGAAGGATCGAACGTACTGCGAGAAGTCGAGGATCTTCAAGAAGGTCTAAAAGAAACAGTCAAATCTGTCGCTGAAGAATTACAGATTAAACCTAGCATCATTAATAAAGCAATCAAGATTGCACACAAAGACAATTGGAAATCTCATGAAGAAGAATGGGATGAAATCGAAATGATTTTGGGCGTTACCAAGCGTTTGCCTGAATGATATGGTTTAATAAAACAGTCGAATGGATCAAGCAAGATTATAGAGAATGGCCGCTGAGGTGCGTACTCGAAATCATTGCTTGGTTCTTGAGCATAATCTGTGCAGTATGGATGGGTGCAACACTTCCTAATCCACCATTTTTAATCTTGTATCCGTTGTTTATTTTTCAATGCGGCATTTTTGCTTGGGCTGCATGGACTAGACGTTCGACTGGTATGGTAGCAAATTATCTACTTTTAGTCACTATAGACCTAGTCGCATTAGTGAGATTGATAAGTATACAAGCATAGGGTTGACTCAGCCATAAATGAGTATTTTGGTATTTGTGAGCCGTAAATCACATATGGAGAAAAATGAGTTACGTTGACGCATTCTACGATCGCGACGACGACACAATTCGTGTTGTTGAACGCAATGACAAGGGCGAAAGGCATTATAAAGATTATCCTGCTCGCCATATCTTTTACTATTACGATCCTCGAGGGAAATATCAATCAATTAAGGGAGAACCTCTTAGTCGAGTAAGCTGTAAAAACGTCAAAGAGCTTAGAAAAGAACTTGCGATTCATTCTAATAAACGTCTTTACGAATCTGATATAAATCCAATCTATCGTTGTCTAGAAGACAATTATCTTAACATTGATGCTCCTAAATTAAATGTAGCATTTTTCGATATCGAAGTAGACTTTGATCCAGAGCGTGGATACGCATCTCCAGATGATGCATTCATGCCGATCACCGCTATCGCTGTACATCTACAATGGATGGATACTTTAGTATGCCTTGCTATCCCTCCGAAGACTATGTCAATGTCTGAAGCAACCAAGGCTGTCGAAGAATTTCCCAATACTATGCTGTTCGACAATGAAGCAGATATGTTGGATACTTTCTTAGATCTTATACAAGATGCAGATGTATTAAGCGGATGGAACTCAGAGGGCTTTGATATTCCCTACACTGTGAATCGTGTTACTAAGGTATTAAGCAAAGAAGATACCCGGAGATTCTGCCTATGGAATCAGTTTCCTAAGAAACGTGAGTATGAAAAATATGGAAAGACTGCTGTAACTTACGATCTAATCGGTCGAGTGCACCTAGATAGTTTAGAACTTTACAGAAAATACACATACGAAGAACGCCACACATATCGATTAGACGCCATTGGCGAGATGGAGATCGGCGAAAATAAAACAGTCTATGAAGGTACTCTGGATCAGTTGTACAACAATGATTTCCGAAAATTCATCGAGTATAATCGTCAAGACTGTGCGCTATTAGACAAGCTAGACAAAAAACTCAAGTTCTTAGATCTTGCTAACACACTGGCACACGAATGTACAGTTCTTCTACAGACTACAATGGGTGCTGTGGCTGTTACTGAACAGGCTATTATCAACGAGGCGCACAAGCGTGGTATGATCGTTCCTAATCGCAAGAAGATGGAAGAACACGGTGACACACAGGCCGCAGGTGCGTATGTTGCCTATCCCAAGAAAGGCATCCACGAATGGATTGGTTCCTTAGATATTAACTCTCTGTATCCGTCAGCGATTCGTGCATTAAACATGGGCCCGGAAACCATCGTCGGACAGTTGCGTCAAGATGGTACCAAAGATTATATTTCTGCCGAAATAGCAAAAGGAAAATCATTCGCTTCTGCCTGGGAAGGAGTTTTCGGTTCTTTAGAATACACTTCTGTAATGAATCGGGAAGTGGGCAGAGAAATAACCATTGATTGGGAAGACGGCGGCAGTGACACATTATCTGCTGCACAAATATATGATTTAATATTTGAAAATAATCAACCCTGGATGTTGTCAGCAAATGGCACTATTTTCACATATGAAAAAGAAGGAATTATTCCGGGATTGTTAAAGCGTTGGTATGCTGAACGAAAAGACATGCAGAAAAAATTAAAAGATTCGATAGCTGCCGGAAATAAAATCGAAGAAGAATATTGGGACAAGCGTCAATTGGTTAAGAAGATTAACCTTAACTCATTGTACGGTGCTATTCTTAATCCGGGCTGTAGATTCTTTGATAACAGGATTGGACAAAGTACAACTCTTACTGGTAGACAGATTGCCAAACACATGGCAAGTAAAGTTAATGAGATTATCACCGGAGAATATGATCACGTTGGCAAAGCAGTGATCTACGGTGACACAGACTCTTGTTATTTCTCTGCGTATTCTACGCTAAAGAAAGACATTGAAAAGGGCCTTATTCCCTGGAGTAGGGAAAATGTTATTGAACTTTATGATACCATAGGAGAAACCGTAAATGGCACATTCGTCAAATTCATGTCCGATGCCTTCCACGTACCAAAGTCTCGAGGAGAGGTCATCAAAGCAGGTCGCGAGATTGTTGCTTCCAAAGGACTATTCATCACTAAAAAGCGATATGCAGTCCTCTACTACGACAAAGAAGGAAAGCGAGCAGACATCGATGGAAAGCCGGGAAAAATTAAAGCGATGGGGCTTGATCTCAAGCGTTCAGATACCCCGGTTGTTATCCAAGACTTCCTGAGTGAAGTTTTAACTAAAGTTCTTACTGGTATTTCCAAAGAAGAAGTATTAGGATATATTACTGATTTTAGAACTGAATTTAAAACTCGCCCAGGATGGGAGAAAGGATCACCTAAACGTGCAAACAACATTACAGAATATGCCGCAAAAGAGAAGAAGGCTGGCAAGGCTAATATGCCCGGTCATGTTAGAGCAAGTCTCAACTGGAATACGCTCAAACGCATGTTCGATGACAAATATTCAATGAATATCACAGATGGTGCAAAAGTTATTGTATGCAGACTCAAAGACAATCCTATGGCATATACTTCAGTGGCCTATCCTGTAGACGAACTTAGATTACCACAATGGTTCAAAGACTTACCTTTCGACGATGCCGAAATGGAAAATACCGTTATCGACGAAAAGTTAGAAAACCTTATTGGTGTTTTGGAATGGGACATCAGCTCAACAAGGTCGGACAATACATTCAGTAAACTTTTTGATTTTGAATGATTTCAAGGTTGATTTTCATTCCAGATCTAAATATAATCTTAACATCAATGGAGAATTCTCAATGAAAGACATTTTACAAGACATCGTATCACATACACAAAATCTAGGCTTCTTAACTACTGTTAAAATCACAGGCACAGATCAAGGCACAATCATTAACTCAATGGCAGACGATCGTTCAGTCATTATGGAAGCGACTACCGCAAATCCATATCCGGACATGATTGGTGTTTTTGGTATGCCGCAGTTGAATAAACTCAAGTATCTCTTAGACGGTGCTGAGTACAAAGAAGATGCTAAGATTACTATCACTTCAGCAGAGCGCAATGGTGAAACTATTCCAGTTGGCATCCACTTTGAAAACAAAGACGGCGATTTCAAGAACGATTATCGTTTTATGAATCAGGAAATCATCAACGAAAAGATGAAGACTGTTAAGTTCCGAGGTGTTAAGTGGGATGTGGAAATTGAGCCTAGTGTTGCTGCGGTACAACGTTTCAACTTTCAGGCAGGTGCTAACAACGAACATCCAACGTTTTTAGCTAAAACTGATAATGGTAATCTAAAGTTCATCTTTGGCGATGCTTCAACACACGGTGGTGAA